AGGAGGACTTCCTGCAGGACCCACTCCGGCAGTTCTACGAAACCCTGATGCGCTGCTCCGAGGGCCCCTACACCGGTGAGCCTCCCGAGGACTGGCGCATCCAGTTCCGGCCCACCTTTGTGATGACCGACGAGGAAACGGCCGCCCTGCGGCAAGCGGTGGCCGCGGCCGACGTCAGCTACATCCAGGCCGGCGTGCTCAAGCCGAACGAGGTGGCCCTGGCGCGCTTCGGGCGGCCCGAGTTCTCGCTCGACACCACCCTCATCGATCGGGAGCCCGATGGCTCGATCAAGGAGGAGGAGCAGGACCCAAACGCGATCGAGTTCGGCGGTGACTTCGGCCAGCAGGCCCAGGCGGAAGGGGAAGAGGGGGCCGGCGGGGAGGCTCCAGGCCTCGGTGGGGCTGAGGTGGCTGGCCAGCAGGCTGCTGCCGGCGCCCAGCAGGCCCAGCAGCTGCGCACCACCACTGACGCCGCCGATCAGCCCTGCTGCGCCTCCTGCGGCCGCGGCGAGGAATGCGAGGACGACTGCGACGGCTCCACCTGTGAGAAGGAGGACGAACAGCCGGATGACCCCGACAAGCACAGCCACCCCGACAAGGTCGGCCAGGTGATGCACCGCTGGAAGCACGGCACCCTGCACAGCGGCACCGGCGTGAAGGGTGAGCACCGCGGCCCGGTCCGCTACGGCAAGGCCAACCGCAAGCAGGCGATCGCCATCGCCCTGTCGATCGCCGGGAAGAGCAAGCCCCGCCGCCGGCAGGGGCGCCGCCGCACGGTCCGGGAGGATGCCTGGGAGCTGCCCGCACGCCTCACCGTCGCCGGTGTGACGGTCGACGTGGGCACCGATGGCACCGGCTCGATGGTGGGGCCCTACGGCACCGCTACGCCGCACCAGGCGGTGGTGGGCCCCGATCCGGCCGGCCTGTGGGAGGTGATGGACAGCGCCACCGGCGAGTGGTTCGCCGTGGTCGGCGTGGCAGACCAGCAGGCCCTCGAGGCCGCGGCCGGCCCTGACGCCCTGGTGCGCCGCCTGGATGCCATCGACCTGGTGGCCATGGGCGTGCGCTGCGACGCATACCAGGAGGTCGAGTGATGGCGGAACAGGACCCGAACGGCCTGAGCGCCCATCAGCCGGGGGCCAAGCTGGACGCAGGCAAGACCCGCGCGGGCCTGGTGCTGGGGGGCTTCAGCAGGGCCCTGTGGGCCGTCTCCGAGGTGGGCACCTTCGGCGCACGGAAGTACACCGACAACGGCTGGCGATCGGTGGAGAACGGGATCGACCGGTACACCGATGCGATGGCTCGGCACCTGCTGCTCGAGGGCATGGGCCACTGCACCGATCCGGATTCAGAGCTCCTCCATGCAGCCCACACGGCCTGGAACGCAATGGCCCGCCTCGAGCTGATGCTGATTCAGCTGGAGCAACCACAGTGAGCCAGGAGCGGCGTGAACAGCTGGCCCAGCAGCTGAGCGACGAGCTGCGGGGCCTCGAGGATCAGCAGATCGCCCGCATCGGCCGGGTGTGGGAGTCGGCCCTGCGGCAGACCATCCGCCGGGTGATGCGCCTCTTCGATGGGATCGAGGATCAGCCCTGGTACGACCCCAAGACGACCCCGGGCGCCTTCCTCGGCTCCACCCCAGATGGGCCGGTGCCGATCGATCCGACCCAGAAGAACCAGGCGGCCCTCTATCTCGAGGGGCAGCTGCTGCAGGACCTGCGGCGGGTGCTCAGCGAGATGACCCTCACCCCCCAGCAGGAAGCCCGGCTGGAGGAGGAGCTCGCCACCCTCTTCAACCGGGCCCAGGACCTCGGCACCGAGTACGCCATCCAGCTGACGCGCGATGACCTCGAGCCGGCCCTGCAGGCCGTCCGGCGCCCAGAGCAGGATCCAGAGCTGCAGCAGTGGCCCGATCGCGAGCAGGCCCGCTACCAGGAGGGGCAGCGCTTCACGCGCCTGTTCGACATGGCCGGATCAGTGGCCGCGGCCGAGCGCGACTTCCGGAGCCTGGCGATGAACTACCTGCGGCAGCGGGAGCTGGCCACCGATGCCCACGTGGCCGCCTCGAAGCACTACTACTTCAAGTGGTGGCGGCACTGGGGGGAGACCGTGTCGTTCCTCACTGCCAGGCAGATGGCGGCCGGCCCCGATCCCCGCCGGCTGAAGCGGGAACTGCAGAAGGCCATCCCGAACGTCAACGAGGCCTTTCGGAACCGGGCCGAGACGATCGCACGCACAGAAACCCTGGCAGCGAGCGGTGAAGCTCAGGAGCGCTGCTATCGGCAGCTCAGGGTGGGCTTTGTGCAGTACGTGGCGACCCTAGATGACCGGACTTGTGCGTTCTGCGCCCCTCGCCATGGCTGCCTGTACTGGATCGGCTCGGTAAAACCTCCGATTCATCCCCGGTGCCGTTGCATGACAAGCCCGGTGACCCTCGAAAGCCTTGCTCTGCAGAACGCCTTCTCCGATGACCCAAAGGTCACATGGGAGGCAGAGGCCCAGGCCCAGGCCGCGGCGGTGCAGAAGCACTTCGAGGCCGCCAATGGCGAGGGGGCAGCCATGAAGCCGATCGGCGGCCCCGGGCAGGCTCGCAGCCCCAGGGACCTGCCGTTGATGGAGCGCAACGGTTTGCCGATGACGAAGAAACGGCAGGCCCTGCCGGCCGATGACCCCCGCAATGCCGGCTCGAGGCCCTGGCCCGCGGGGGAGCCAGTGTGGTGCCCCAGGCGGGGCTGGCTTGATCCGAATGCCCGCGCCACCTATGAGGCGGTGGTGGCAGAGGTCCGGGACCTGTAGGAGGCCTCCCAGCGATCCAGCCACTGCTGGGGCCTGTAGGTGTCCCCCTCGACCCACAGCTGCGCCAGCTCCGGCGGGCTGTAGTTGGCAAACCCGGTGAGCACCGCGAAGAACCGGGCCCGATCAGCATCAGGCGCCCCTGCGGCAAGGGCCTTCAAGGCATCCTCCGGATCGAGGGCCAGATCGGCCACCACCCTGCGCATCTGGGTTCTCCACCGGCCAGAGATCTCAGAGGCCCGGCGCTGGCCGATGGCAGGGGCCGGACTGGTGCGGAAGGCAGCGGGCACCTCCCGGAGGCCGCAGTAGCAGGCCCACATCTCCAGCGGCGTCCAGAGCGGGCAGTCCTCATCGCCCAGGGGGATCGCCCCCTTGAGCTTCTCCTTGATCGCCTGGTCCTTGACCGGCCCCCAGTCCTTCTCGGCGATGCGCCGGTTGATCTCCCCCAGCTGCCAGAAGGCCTTCTGCCGGAGCTCGCCGGCCTTGCCCTGCTCGATCACCGAGAGGTTGCCGTAGGAGATCGCCTCGAAGCCAGCCTCCTTGGCCCAGTTGCAGGCCGTGTACTGGGTCCAGCCGTTGCGCCGGCGCCAGTTGAGCAGCATGCGGCCAAACGCCGCGCGGTTCTCCTGCTCACGCTCGACCAGCTCTGCGTAGGGGATCACGCGCCGCCTCCCAGGACGAACGGATCCTCCCCGGGCCCCCACTCGCCGCACCAGTCTTCATTCATCACGGTGGGCCAGATGCCAAGTGCTTGATGGTCATCTATGTTCACAAGCGAGTCCAGTACCCGCGGGGCATGCCGTGAACAAAGACGGAGGCCCTCTTCTTCATCGGCAAATCTGCTGTAACGGCAGTTGAGGCAATACTGATGCTCGAGGGGCGGGTATCCGTGGTCAGACATGGGAGGGAACGGAAGGTGGTGAAGCCGTGCAGCGGCTGTGCTGCTTGCGCCAGGTCTCCTCAAGGATCACCAGTTCGCTGATCCGCATGGGCAGCGCCAGATCCTGAGCGGCCCCGCAGTGCAGGCATCGGATCTGGGATGGCTCGCGGCTGGCATCGATGACCAGGTGGTCATTCATCAGCGCAGCCCTCCCTGGCGAGCATGGTTGGAACTGCCCAGCGGAGGGGCCTTGCCTGGTATCCGGTCTTTTGGCGATAACAGAGAAGCTCTGCATCCTCCTTGGATAACAGCAATCTGCCTCGCTTGTAACTGAGGCGCTGCAACCACCCGTGGCTTTCCAGACGGGCAAGTTTCTCCATTGCAGCCATGCGCGAAGCGCAGCCTGCCAGGGGGAAAATCTTGCGCCACTCCTCCAGCTCCATCAGGCTGGAGGCTTCAATCGAGCAAGTTGCCGCGATGATCTCCAGCTGCCTTGCCGTGTAGACACAAACGTCCTGGTCGTTTCGTTTCGGCGATTCACCAAAAGTGAACTTAAAGGCGTTAAACACCTCCAGAGCG